ACCCAAGGTCGGGCGGCCCACGGTCGGGATGACGACACAGATGGTGGCGGTCATCCGACGACCGGCTCCCGCCACCACACTGCGTGGACGACGACGGCAAGTAGCAGCCAGTGCGTCGGGACCACGCCGGCGGCTGCGAGGCAGACGACGGGCCCGGCGGCCATCTGGTAGAGCCGGACGGTGTCGGTGGCCACGACGAGCTGCCCGTAGGCGAGGCCGACGGTGGCGAACAGCTGCGGCGTCGGTGCGAGCAGTGCAGCTAGGCCGACCCCCCACGGGGCCACCATGAACCAGGCGCTGCGCCACTGGCCCCGGTGGTGCTCGAGCGAGCTGCGCACCGGGTGGTCGTGCACCCGCTGCAGCAGCGGCTGTGCGGTGACCGGGTCGACCTCGTGCTTGCGGACGACGGCGGCGACGGCCGGGGCGACCAGGCCGACGAGGGCGAGGGGCGTCCACGCCCACAGCGCCACCCAGACCGGCATGGTCTCCTTGATGCACGCCGCCCAGACCACTAGGACGACGCCGATGACCGGCTGCCCGTTGGTGAAACAGGCGGCGGCCCAGATGCCGACGGCCATGGCGGGCAGGTCGACTCCGACTGGACGCACCGAGTGCGGCCCCCAGATGCCGGGCAGGGCCACGAGCAGCGCCGCAGCGGCCGCAGAGACCGCCCACGACGCTCCGGTGCCTCTGGCCCAGAACACGGTGCCGGAGGCCAGCAGCGGCCACGACAGGCCCCACACGGCCCACCAGAGCTTGAGGTCCTGACCGCACAGTGCCGGCAGCAGCCAGCGGAGGTGGAACGGCTTGGCGACCGGCTTGCCGTCGGCGGCAAGCCAGTAGCGCGCCGCGTCAGGCCCAAACGTTCTCATCGACCGTGGAGGTGTGGAGCTTGTCGACGTCGACCGGGTTGGTCCTGGTCTCCGACGGCCACCAGACCTTGGCGCCTTTGTGGTGTCCTACGTGTGCGGTTGTGTCGACGTAGACCTTGTGGTCGGTGAGCTGCTGGACACGCAGGCAGAACGAGATGTCCTCGCCGAGCGCCCACTCCTTGCCGGTGATTGAGTTGACGACGTCGAAACCGAACCAGGCGTTCTTGGCGCTGCCCGACTTCTCGCGCATCTCCTCGAGCACCGAGCGGTGCACCATGAGGCAGCCGGTGCCGGTAGCCGCGACCTCGCAGACGGTGCCGTCCGGCCAGTCGAGCAGCACCTGGGTGACGGTGTCGTCGTCGTGGGCGAACAGCGTGGTCAGCGGGCCGTTCTCGGTGACGATGACGCACAGGCCGCCGAGGACCCGCAGGTCCATCTGGGCGCAGCGGGCGACCATGCGGTGCATGAGCTCGGGCTCCCACACCATGTCGGAGTCCAGGAACCAGAGCCACTGCGCCTCGGCGTAGACCTCGTTGGTAAGGAACTCGTCGACCAGGCGGTTGCGCGCCTTGGCCAGGTTGGCCGTGGCCTCGACGCACAGGTAGTTGTGGAACAGGCGCAGCTCGAGCGGGTTGGGCTGCTCGGGGCAGCCCATCTCCTCCCAGAGCCGGACGCTGCGCTCCCGGTCGTAGACGTCCATCTCGACCAGCGACCGCAGCCGGCTGCTGATGTCGTGGCCGGTGCTCGGGAAGGCCACGACGACCTTGCCCACCAGCTCGTTGTTCACGGGTTGCCCTCCGTAGTGACAGCAGTGACAGCGGGGTGACAGCGAGAGGGACCGGTGCCGCTGTCAAGCACCGGCCCCTCTCGGTTGGGTCAGCCGATCAGCTGAGGACCTGCTTGAAGCCAGTGGACATCAGCACGCAGGTTGCCGTGGGGTAGCGCCCGGCGGTGAATGCGCTGAAGCCGTAGGCCACCATGCGCACCGAGAGCTGGTCCGCGAGGACCTCCTCGAGCTCGAGGCCGACCGGCGCACCGGCGTCCTCCATGTGGAGCACGTCCTGGCGACGGGTGATGATGATGCGGTCCTCGTCGGTCGACGCACCCAGGTTGGTGGGGACGCCGGCGTCGATGACGACCGGGATGCCGGCGATGGAACCGACAGCCGCGTAGCCGGCAGCGGAGCCCGCACCGACGACGTTCTGGCCGGTGCCACCGACGACCTCGACCAGCGGGCGCTGGTTGCCGTCGCTCGCCGCGCACAGCCACGCCCAGCGGCGCGGGTGCATCACGATGAGGTCGGCCGCCGCGTAGCGGGCGCCGTTGACCTTGCCGATGCCGTTGTGGATCGCCGACACGAGCGAGGCGCCCGTGGTGCCGGTCCAGGCAGCCGTCTGCACCGAGGTGGTGTTCAGGATGCCCCAGTGGCCGCCGGCGGTGCCGTCGCCCGAGATGGCCGAGACGTTGGTCTTGGTCGCGTACTCGGCGAACAGGTCGGCGAGCAGGATCTCGGCGATGCCGGTGCCGCGCTCGACGGCCTGGCGGGAGACGACCTGCTGGCCGGCGAAGGTGCGCACGGGCACGACGAGGTCCGACTCGGCGAACGTGGTGTTCGACACGGCGGTGTTCTCGGTCGCCTGGGCGGCCACGGAGGTGCTGGTCGAGCCACGCGGGATGGTGATGTTCATGCCCGCCTCGGGGAGACCGATGTTGGTCACCGCCGACAGGAACGGACGGCCCGACTCGAGGTTCGGGGCGAACAGCTCGGTCAGGTACTGGGGCACCACGAGGCCGCCGAACGCACCGGTCGTGGACCGGTAGTCGATCTGCGACTCGCGCCGGTTGCGCTCGATGCGCTCGGCGGCGGCGGCGTCACGCTTCGCAGCGATGGCGTCGGCGAAGAAGTTGTGCTCGCCGTCGGGCCGGTAGGTGCGGGCCTCGGACACGACCGCGACGTGCTGGACGGCCTTGGCCAGGTCGGTGCGCAGCTCGGCTGCGGCCTCGTTGCGCTCGTTGAGCTCGGACATGTCAGCCTCCTGGGCCTTGAGAGCGTCGATGCGCTCGTCGATGGTGCGGAGCTCGGCGCGCGCGGCGTCGAACACCTCGGTCTCTTCGGGGGTGAGGTCGGTGCGGCCCTCGGCCTCGACTGCGTCGAGGATCTCGGTGACCTTCGCCTCGGCGCCGTCGCGCTCGTCGAGCGCAGCGGCGATCAGGGAGCGGATCTGCTCCAGCATGGGTGACTCCTAGGTGGGAGATGGGTAGGGACCACCGGGTGCGTCCAGGTGCCGACCAGGTGGGCCGCAGGGCCCGGCGTGGTCGACGGCGTGGTGCGCGGCGCGGTGTTTGGGCTCAGCCCCGGCGGAGCCGGTCGAACTGGGCCCGTGCGACGTCGAGGCTGCGGCCGGTGACGACCTCGTCGGTCGCCTCCTCTGCCGGGGCCTCGTCGTTGCGGAGCTTCGCCACGGTGGCCGGGTTGGCCGGGTAGGTGACGACAGAGACGTCGAAGAGCTGGACCTCGCGGATGGTGCGGACCGTGTAGTCCTTGCTCCACTCCTGGCGGCCCTCGCCCTTCGGGATGCGGAAGGCGAACGACATCTGGTCGAGGTCGCCGCGGTTCATGGCGGACCGCAGCTCCTGCACCGTCGGGTTGGCCGGGTCGAGCTCGGCGCGCACCTTCAGACCGACGTCGTCGGACGACAGCGTCAGCGTGCCCTCGCCGCCCCGGCTGCGGGCCAGCGGCACGCCGTCGTGGTTGACCAAAAGCCGCACGTCGGCCTCGCCGGCAGACTTGGCCGCGGCGCCACGGGCGATGACCTCGGTGAAGCCACCGGCCTCCGGCCCGCCGGCCACGTCGTAGCGGTACTCGTACACCAGCGCGTAGCCGTCAAGGACGGGCGTGTCGCCGTCCATGCGCAGCTCCACGTCGGCCAGGCGCCGGTGCTCGAGCTCGGGCACCTCGACGCCGTCGTCGGTCCGGCGGTACTCGTCGTTGATGGTCATGTCGGACCTCGTGGGTTCGGGGATCTCGGTGCCCTCGTTCATGGCTCGCCAGCCAGGTCGTCGGCGATGCTGTCGTCCTCGTCGGGCAGCGGCGGCAGGTCTTCTGTCGTCCTGACCTCGTTGACGGTCTTCCACCCGGCGGCGATCGCCGAGGCGTGCGCGGCGTACCGCTCGGTCGTGGTCATGCGCAGCAGTGCGTCACGGGTCGCCTGGACGTACTGCGGGCGGGGCAGCAGGTCGGTCAGGCCCGACTCGAGGATGTTGAGCACCGGGTCGATCGAGTAGCGGAGCAGGTCGACCGCACGGGACTCGACGTTGGAGTAGGTCATCGACGCGCCGGACTCGGAGCCGACCATCTCGGGCGGGACGCCCATGAACCGGCACACGTCCTGCACGGAGACCTTCTGGGCGTTCAGCCACTCGGCGTCCTGCGGGGCGATCGAGATCGCCTTGTACGAGAAGCCCTGGCCGAGCACCGCGACGCCACGCTCGGCGGTCACGGCGTGCTGCCAGCGGTCCTTGATCGCCGCGGCCTGCTCGGCGGTGAGCTCGGCGTCGGTCTCCAGCGTGCCCGTCGGGATGCCGCCAGACGTGAACCACTGCGAACCGAACTGCTGGGCCGAGACGCCCATGCCGACCGACTGGCGGGCGGCGGACAGGGCACTCATGCCGATCGGCGAGCCCGGCATCGTGTTCATCGCCCGGTGCCAGATGGCCGACGCGTCGACCTCGACGCCCCCGACCTTGTAGGTCACCTGGTCGGTCCGCCAGTCGTAGTCGGCGCTGACCAGGTCGGGGTGCAGGATCTGCACGGCGCTCGGCAGCGCCAGGTTGTTGCGGCTCACGACGAGGCCGTACACGTTGCCCCGCAGCACGAGGGAGTACACGGCCTGCGACAGCCACGACGTCAGCGGCTGCGTCCCGTTCGGCTGGCGCAGGATCTGCGGGTCAGGGATGCGGGTGTCGATGCCGCCGGCCTGCCGGTAGGCGTGGAACGGCAGCGTCGAGATCAGCCGGGCGTACAGGCTCGAGCACGCCCACACGGCCGAGTGGGTCAGGGCGACCGAGTCGGACACGTTCACCGTCTTCGGCGACAGGCGCATCATCTGCGCGGCCTGCACGAGCTCGGCAGCCGACGGGCCCGAACGCTTCTCGGGTTCGGAGAAGAACAGGCCCATGTCAGCGACGCTCCAGGAGGATGCCGAGGCCGACCAGCAGCAGGCCCGTGACCAGGAGGCCGAGGCGCAGGTCGACGGTCCACGCGGCAGCGGCCACCAGGGTGGCGCCGAGGAGCTCGATGGCGGTGGTGAGCTTCGAGCGCATGGACCTACCAGACGGCGAGAAGTGGGTCAGGCGTCTCGGCCTCGACCTCGGGTTCGATCGTTGTCACGCCCCACAGGGCGAGGGTCGCCGCAACGAGCGGCGAGATGTCGACGGCGGACGAGCTGCGCGAGAACGCCCAGGCGTCCCCGAGCTTGCGCTTGGCCGCACCGGCCACCGCAGCGGTCAGGTCCGGCTGGCCCAGGTGCCGGACCTTGTCGTTGAGCACGGCGTCGAACAGCCGCCCGCACGCCTGGGCCATGTCACGGCTCGACGTGGTCACGACGTTCACGCCGGCGGCCTCGAGCTCGGGGATGACCGTGGATGCCGGGCCGATCTGGTCGACGACGACCGCACGGGGCTTCCACTTGTCCCACAGCTGGACGATGCGCCCAACGACCCAGTCGGTACCGGGGCGCCGGT